CGCATGTGTTCTCCTTATGCTGTCTGAAAATCTTGTCGAAACTGGCGTTGTTGCAAGCCTTATTCAAATTCTGGTTCAAAACCGTCGTTGACGGAATGGTAATGCTCGCCGAATACGCCTTTTTGGGCGTAAGGCCCACTTTCCCTAAATTTGTCTTTGCCATATCTGTCAGTCGTTAATTTCGTAATACAAATGCCCGTCATCCTTGAGTTCGAACTCGGAACCGTGGCCGTAGCCGGGCTGGTAATTCACGCCCAGGAGCATTGTCGCCGGATCAATGTCGAACGTGGCGAAGATCGGACCGCCATCCGAGCGGACGGACGAGGGCATATAGTCGTTCGCCTCTTCATCCCAGAAGGCCCAGTAATTCGTATCGTCGACCGTTACGATCTTCGGAGGGTGGTCGGCCAGAGATTTCGCACGCGCAGCCTGCTGGTCGGCGTTTGAGGCTGATTTTTTTGCACGTTCAGCAGCCTTATCCGCACTATCAGCAGCCTTATTAGCTTTGTCTTTTGCGATGACAGGTCCTTCTGCATATTCCTGTTCGGTTCCCTCATAACCATACTTCTGTGCGATCTCATAGGCCGACTTTCCGTCCAGTCCATAACGCAAAGCATGATCTGTCAGGATAATATGGGTTAGTTTATCATCCATAAAAATCCATTATTTTTGTATCTGTAAGTATAAGTAATCGGTTGGTCAACGTTTTTTTATAACCTGACGCCTTTACAGTATAGGTCGTTTCGAGCGTTGCGATACCCGCATCGAGTTTTCCGGTTTCCGAGGATGGGATATTGAACACAGCCCGATCTGTTCCTTTGACGATCGGCAGCCCGCTGCCTTGCGTCGATCCGTAAATTCTCGGCCCGTTCCCGGTCGTGTAAACCAACATGTCGATCTCCACCTCTTCGAGAGAAACTCCCGTCGGATATACGGCAATCCCAATGCTGTCGCCTTTGGCATATATCGGTAATTTCGGTATCATCTTACAGGTCGTTTAAACAGGTATTTAACCCATGCGAACCATTTGCGGCGTTTCAGATACATCTGATCGGCCTGGTTGTCGTAACACTCCCGCTCGAGGGCTATGTCTCGGTATGCCGTGTCGTATGGCGGCAGCAACCATTCGAGGGCCCAAAGGGTGCAGTACAGGACGACATGGTAACAGATCGGCACAGTACAGAGCCACCGCCAGGATAATCCGCAGGCAGGAATCAGCACCAGGAGCGCCGTCGCGTAGAGGATCAGCCACTCGATCTGCTGCCGGGTGTGTATGGCTTCGTGGTTCCGTTCATCAGGCAACAACAGACGCTTCACGAACACCAGGCCGAAATAATTGAATGCGACGAAAGTCCCGAACGGGATTGTATCATTTTCTATCTGCTTCATGCTAAAATGCGGTTCCAGCCACCATTTAAAGTATCAGCCGCTGCATATGTACTGTTGTCTTTGGCTCCGGCGAAACAAAGGTCAAAGTTTTTTGTCGAGGTGCAATAGGTCATATAATAACACTGGTAGAAACCAGGCGCTCCCGTACAGTTTGCGATACTGCGGCACTGCGCTATGTTGTTGCAGTGGCGAAAAGGAACGCCGCTATCGGTGCCGTTTGCGTTGCCGGATGATTCGCCCTGACAATTCGCCATATATTCGCAGTAATCGAATGCCAACCTTGCGCCATATCCTGTCCCGGCACCGGATGCCGTGCCTTTGCAACTATTCAGGTAATCACAGTGGTCAAATGCTGCCACATGTCCATTGTATTGTGTGTTTGCGACTGTTGCCTCGCAGTTTGTCAGGAATTTGCAATAATAAAACCCCTTCGCACGCATATAATTAATTGCCCCAGAATAACTGTCGCCACTTACAGATGTCCGGCACCGGGTTAAATTTTCACAGGAGTCAAATCCGCAGACTGTCTTGTCCAAGTTCCCACTGGTACATTTTGCGCGGCAGAGCGCCTCGCAGTCAATCAGGTGCGAACAATTTGCATATCCGGAACATTTTATGGTACCGTTTCCATTAAACGACGGATTGTTGATTGCTACGCATCGTTCCAAGCTTCCAAACCCGTTGAAGACCGTAAAATACATTTGGGCCGAGGATGATTCTATTTCTGCCGTCACGTTAATCAATTTGGTGTTATTACCTCGCTCGATCATGTATAAAGCGGCGATTGGAGCCAAAGACGTTCCTGCGCCGGTGGGATTACTGACGACAATTTTACTCCCCGGTTCCCCGGTGATCGTATTGCAGTTGGCATGTATTCCGATCGGAGCATTCACAGTCCATGTGCCGCTCTTGATTAGGACATGATGGGCGTTGGGATTATTGGCCAACGCGGAGAGTTTCGCAACGCTGTCAATGATATAGTCATACTTAAATACGCCTGCGACATCGGTTTGATCTGCCTTGCTGTTCCATTTATTACGCTCGTTATCAGTGATAAGCCGATGTGTAGCATCCTGAATCGCGTCGATGAACCGCACGCCGCCGTCCCGGGTGATCTGCACATAGTTGCCCGCAGGTTTTACGGTTGTTGCCACAGCCTTGTAGATGTGGGCGATGGGCTTGACGTTGCCGTCGTTGTAGACATCCGTTTCGGTCTCGTAGCCCAGTGTGAGGTAGACGGGCAGGGCTGTCGCAGTAATCCCGGCAAAGGGCACGACGACCTTGACCGTCGCATTGTCGGCCCCGGACCCTTCGAGCACGACCAGACCGGGCGCTATGTCGTACTTGCTGCCGTTTGCCTTCACCTCGCATCCGGAAAGGACAAAAGCCCCGTACTGGGAGAAGAAACCGTCGATCACCTTCAGCGGCTCCTCCTGGAGTGATACGAACGCATCGCCGTACCAGTTACGGACGCCGAGCACTTGTGTTTGTCTTTTCATCTTTGGTCTATTTTATACGTTGTTAAAGCAGCCCTGTATTTCTCGATGTCGGCCCGTATCTGTTCGGCATCGACACCTGCCGGAATATGGACGATGAAGTCCACATCCCCGAACTGCTCGCGGTTCTCTCCCCGGAGCGATACTACCGCCGGAGTACCTTCGCCCCTGTTCAGTCCCACGGGGACTGCCACGCCCACACCTTCGGAGCGTATCCCGACCGCAAACCCCGTTTCACGGTAGGATTCGATCGTGATGTCCGCCGCTCCGTATTTGTTGCGCAGGAACTGTTCGAGCACTCCTTCCTGATTGGTCACGTTGAGCAGTTTACGGGTTTCGTCGCGCCACAGGCTGAAGGCGGCGAACAGGTCCGCCAACGGCTTTACAAAGGCCCGCAGAATCCGCAGACGGACGGGTTGGCGCTTGTGTTCCGGCAGGAGCTGCCGCGCCTGGTTCCGGAAGTCTATCTTATAGTTCCTCATAGCGATTTGGTAGATGTCAGGGTCAGCGTGTTCCCCTCGGCTGCGTACTCGAAATACCCTGCGGCCAGTTCGGCCAACACATCGACGGGGGCGAAGTCCGCCCCGGCGCTGGTCTTATGCTCGAGCCTTACGACCTTTACCGTCACGACACCTTCGGCGTGCATGACGGCGTCTACGAGCCGCTGGGCATAGAATACGGCATCGAATGACAGCGAGGTCTTGAACGTCTCGAGGGCCTGTCCGACCTGCTCACGCACGACACTCGAGGGGACCGCCGGATCATAGTACACCTCCAGGTTGTAACGTATCGTATCGGCAGTCGTGCTTACGATCGTCGTAGGAATACCCGTCGTGTGGATCGTGTCGATGTAGTCGGCCAGGTTGCGGCGTTCGCTGTCGTCCAGAGGGATGATCCGGCCCTCTCCGTCGGTTTTGGCCACGCGGATCGAAATCATCTTATAGACCTCGTTCACGGCCACGACCTTCACGATCCGGCTGTCGGGGTCGTCCTGCTCGTAGTAGAACTGCGCCGTGTTCTTGTCGAATACCAGTGTATGTCCGTTCTGAAAACGGTAGCACATTTCGGCATACCACAATTTGGTGCCCGGAGTGATCTTGGCCGTCAGCTCGTCAACCTCCTGACGGAACAGATCGAGAATTATTTCAAAGGCGTGGATCGCCGCTGCGACCACATAGGTCCACAGCCGCCACTCGGCGACCTTCGAGGTCGAGAGCTTCGGGAAATAGGTCTGCAGGTCGGTGATGATCGACTGCTGTATGTCGTTAATCGTTCTGGCCATATCGGTAGGTTGTTATGTCGTTTCCCAACTCTTTGAGCGTGTTCTTGCGCATCAGGCCGCTTTCGTCGTCGATGCGCAGCTGTGTCCCCGGCGCGACGGCCACGTCCAGGTAAAACCCCGTTTCGCCAATGCTGTCGATCCCCAACTGCACGAGGGCTTCCGGATCGTTGGCGATCTGTGGATTCAGGGCAAGGATTTCGCCCACGGCCTCGCAGGTTCCATACTGCTCGAGGGCGATGTCGTAGACCGTCTGCCGGGCCTTAACTGTTGCTGTCGTCATATTCTGCGCTTATCGTCAATGTTCCATCCGTAGCGTAGTCCACGGCATCGACCCGCATTCCGTCGCGCTCGCACTGCTTGCGCACGGTTCGGAGGAAGTCCGCCGGATCGGTGTCATGCAGGAACGATACACAGTCGACGCCGACGGTGGGCGCCTCCTTGAAATCGCCCTGGCTTGCCAGCAGCAGGTCCCGCTTGTGCTGCTCCGTCGCCTCGGTCCGGATCAGATCGTCGGACAGCTCCACGTCCCCCGTCGATGTCTGTAAAATGTCGATCATCGTATCAATGCGTTACGTTGGTGTCCTCATAATCCCCGCGCCGGACCTTGTCGCGCTTCGATGCCGGGGCGGGAACCTCTACGGGCTTGGGATTGTTCTGCGCCGATGCGCTTCCGGTCACGGCCACCGCTCCCGAGGGAATGGTGTGCGTATGCGTGTTGAAGGCCTCGATCAGGTCGTTGATCTTGCGGGTGAGCGGCTCGATATTGATCAGTCCGCCCAGCTCGCCGCCGTTCAGGACGATCTTCGGGGCCGAGGCCTCGATCCGTTCCCCATCGCAGGTCATGGTCACCTGATCCCCGAGGGTGAAGACCACCTTGTCGATCTCGGAGAACAACGCCACATACAAGCGGTCGCTCGCGTCGATCCGGGCGACGATCACCGCGCTCTCCCTCTTGGGGATCAGCACCCTCCCGCGCAGGTTCTCCTTCTCGACGGAGTACAGCAGCACCCCTTCGTAAACAATGCCGCCGATCTGCACGTCGCACGTCCTGGCGTTCTCGTCGACACTTTTGACCGTGCCGTACATGGCCGCCTTTGCCGCATTGCGCAACCGCTCTGATAACATCATGCGGACCTCGCGTATCTCTTTCTCTCTGCTCATATTTTTATCCCTATTTCCACGGTCCGGCGTGCTCCGCCCGTCCCGTAGGTTGTTTCTACTCCTTCGATGTAATACCGTCCGTCCCGCTCGTGGTAGACCTCGTCCTCGATCTCGGCCACCATGCACGGGGCGGCATAGGGCTGCAGGAAGGCGGTGATCCTGCCTGCATAACCGTCGTAGCTGTATCGCTTCAATTCTGCCGCCGCCAGGGCTGCCAGTTCCTGCTGATCCTTCACGTCATAGAAGTACAGCTTCTTCTCCGTCCCGTCCTTCGGACCGATCTCGGCCTCGACCTTCGTCCCGTCCTTGTAGATGCACACGGCCTTGATCTTCAGCTTCACGTCTTCGGCCCGCTGATATTTCAGATCGTCGTCCTTCACCACGTTGTAGCGCAGGCGGTATTTCACGGCATCGCCGACGACCTTGTAAGGCT